TTCCCAAATGGATTGCAGTGCAAGGTCCGCTTCGTTTTGTTTGTTTTCTGCTTTCTTTATGGCATTTCTTAATTTTTTATTCATTATCACCCCCTTTCTTCTTCGCATGGGAGCAAGTCCTCGATGTATGCCCAACGCAAAATCTTGTTGTAATAGCAAGATTTTACCCATTCATATTCAGAACGCCAATCAATACAAATGCAGACATTTCCGTCTATATCCATGTGTTCAACCAAACAATCCTTTCCTGGTTCAGCTATGTCACTCGGTTTGTGCCATACGCTGTTAATGCGCCACTCTGCACCAGCTTTAAAAAGAGGAACAGCATATTCTATATCTTGTTTCATGTCTTATTATTGTTTAATTAATTTAAATATTTTTAGTTTTGAAATTATTTAATATGCTTATCGGCTGGATTGATTATCAGTCCATCGTCACATGAAGGGAATGATATGTTAGATTCTCCATTATCAAGATTAGTCAGTTTAACCGTTCCAGCATATTCATCATCCACAAAAAACAATTGACCCGAAGAAACCACGAACCTGCATTGATATGCATTCATCATTGCTCCAAGTTGTCTAATCTTAGTTTTAATCTCTAAAAGTTGAGCGTTGTTGATTATATTCTTATTCATATTTTATTAAAGTTTATCTATTATTTTGTTACCCATTTCCTGCCATTCATCACTCACGCTTATAACCAATCCTATGACAGTGAATGATAATAACAACGTAAAAATAAGCCATAACAGAAAGCAGATAAAAACACATACATACCTCATGATTTTTTAGTTGTTAGATAAAAGCAAAATCGGTTCATTTGACTCCGCAATTGCTTTTATTTGTTCTGGATTGATAAAACTCTTGACTTGTTCACTTATCACACAAATAGATTTGATCATATCAACGAATAATTTTGAGGTGCATTCGTTGCATTCCACTTCCATTACCGGCTTATATCGATTGTATGATATGCATGTTACATAATTCAGCCAGTGCGCATAAGTTCCTTTTTCTGTATTTAACCTGCCGTATTCTACTTTTGTCTCTCCATTACCATATTCAATTACTCTTTTTAGAAATGGTTTTGCATAAACACTAAAACCGAAAGGTTGGGTGTTTAAGGCATCTAAACGGGAAGTTCCATCCCTCCATTTTCCATTCTCATCATTTCCTGTCCATTCCTTAGAGGGGTTAGGGACAATATTTCCGTTTTTGTCATAGGAAAACATGCAATTCGTTTCCAGTTGATACTTAATAACAGGCACTTCTTCTACTATTTTATAACTTAAACATCTCTTCAGAACTTCCCTGATTTGACTTTCCAAATCAGAAAGTGCTATACTATTGAAATATCCTTCGTTGCCTAATCTGTTTGTAGGTAATTTGATCCCATAAGAATGAATCTTATCCACATCTTCTTTTGACAAGGTAGTGGTAAACACTCCTTCTTTGGTGACATTCACTTTAACAGTTACGGACAAACTGTTATTAGCGTTCTTTTCCGTTATATTTAGTGTTGTTAATGCTGCCATAATCAGATCTTTTTAAAATCAATTCGAATAAATATAATACATTCCTGCTTCATATACCCTATGTACATCAGGGTCATTCTTGTCTTCCGGTTCCAATTCACTCTCTTCAAGAGTATAATCCCATTCAGAGTTGTAGTACATATTCTCATTTGTTTTCTCCAAGGAGCAATCTTTCATCAAATTCAGATATTCTCCCCAAACTGCAACTTCCTGCTGTTGCTCTTCTTCTGTCATAAGAGATATTTTGTCTTTCAATTCTTTCCAGGTCATAGCTTGATTTATAAAAGGTGATTACTAATTTATTCCACATCAAAAAGTTGATCCAATATCAATAATTCTGCATTCATATCTTCATCTTTTTGGAAACGAACTTTTATGTTCCCGAACTTAGATGTCTTAAACAAGATGTAGGGGTTCATATCCTCGGCAGTTACCGGCTTATATTCCTTAACCTCCGACATCTTGAGATACCAGTCACCTATTTTCACAAATCCGGAGAAGACAGAACATAGATGCGCTTTCACGGACAGTATTTCCCTTTTATCTTTAAATGGTATAATTTCCTCCTTCCCTCTTATCCTGATTGATAGGAAAGGACGAATGTTATCTGTTTCATTTTGAAACTTAAAGCCTGTTATAGCTTGCTTGGGAATCCTTCTCCCCATTAATATAAAATAGCTCATTGTTATAAGTGATTTTGTTTTATATCAGGTAAGTAATTTGTAATAACATCAAGTGATATCCATAACTCTGGCTCTATGCTGTTTTTTATTCTATCACTGAAAAGAGAATTATCATCACAATCACAATGAGAGATTGTGATATAACAATCTTGATAATCCCACCAATGAGCCGATTTAAAATCGTCTCCTCCATTCCAAAACCCTATTCTTATACCTCTTGGGTTGAAATCTTCATCTATCCAACTTGGGTGATAAGCCAACACTTCTTCTCCCTCTGAAGGTTTTTCCTCTTTGAATTTCTTCCAGTTCATCTCACCTTTAATTAATTAGACACAAATATACAAGTTTTACTAAGATGCCCTTCTGTCATCTCTTTGACATACTCCCACACCTAAAGTTCGCGGTAGTATGTCAATCTATTGATTTCTTCCTAATCTTTTTAATCTTTGTTGGTCTTGACAATCGATAATCCTTTTCTATCGGCCTATCGAATACGTCATTCCTATATCCTTTATATCCTTTCTCGTAAATACTAACCCTTGCACAAAACTCAACCACATCGCCTGGTAATAAATCGGCGCTTTCGAATCCTTTTGTCAAATCAAACCACAAATGATCTGTTACTATTTTGCCATCGAGTAACACGTCTTGTAAAAGTATTGTCTTTACAGGTCCTTTATACCCATCCCTGAATCCAAAACGAATGAATGTCGCTGTAAATACGTGCCGATCTCTTGATCCTATTATTTTCAGTTCTTTTCTCATTCTCTTTCATTTATTTGTTTCACTTATGAAATTGACAACATCCTTTAGATATCCTTCTGTCATCTCTATGAAATTCACACAATCTAATTTGCTTAACTTGTAAATCAATGCCGGATTGTGTACTATGGCTATAATTTGCGTTTGTAGTTTATGGAATGACAATACATTATAAATTTGCATTATATTGTCAATGTCAAGATTCCTGTCTGGCTCATCCATGAGAACCGTGTATTCAAAACTGCTTTCTGCTAATGTTATGCGGTTTCTTTTATAATACTTCAACAGACTATCAATCCTTTTAATCCAAAACGCATTTGATTTTTTCTTGTATTCTACAAGATCTTGTATTGGAAACGTATAATCCTTTTGACCGAACATTAAATTGAAAAGTGATTCCAATGATAACACCACTTTCTCTCCATAAGATCTTCGAATATTATTCACATACAAATCTAAGTTGCTGATGTTTTTCAATACGCTATCTCGATTCATCTCCGCCGATGGCAATAAACGGAATACCTTTCCTGCATAATCGGATAATATGTCAATCCCATCAAGAACCTTGTCATCATCATCAAATATAGGTGGAAAATCCAGTGCCTCGATCGGTATTTCAGAGCACATAGACTTCTCGCATAACGCATACATTGATATGATATTAAGTAAGGTCGATTTTCCACTACCGTTTTCACCTATAATCACATTCACTCCTGGCTTGAAAATAAATTCTCTGCCATTTTCAAACGCTTCTATGTCCGAAACATATTCAAATGGAGTTTTTGTATTGTCTTTTATTTTTACTGATGTTATCATATGTAATCCTTTTTAAAAATCAATTACCGCCCGAACCATGTCTCCGATGTGCTTGTTGCCAGTGCCCGTGAGGCCATTGGAGAAGACCACGTACCACGCGACGGCCTGGCTGCTCTCAGTACTGGACCAATACCACGTCGAGGAGAGGGGAGATGCCGAAACATAAGCGAATGCTTTGTTTAGTTCGTTCATATAATGGGCCATTAAATTTAATTGACCAAGAGATGGTATATACTCGCCATCTTCCAGCAGATTTCTCAATTTTGGATTTCTGGTTACAAGGCGTTCCGTATTGCCGCGTCCGTCAATGTCAAACAGCGCATCACATTCACGTTCGTAATATGTCCCACTTCCGGATTCTTCACGGCTATCATCGTCAAGCAATTGTATGATATCATGCTCCGTCAGTGAGATTGCAAATGACATGTATCTGTGCTTCAACCCAATGTATCGTACACAATCTTTGGAGTTATCGCCGGTAAACGGCTCTGCATGTCCGTCTTTGTAGATTATATACAGTCCGTCAGTTGACTCTTTCTTATCCTCTTCGGATGGTACTCTGTTTTCACATGTACATTTCTCACTTTTGGATCTTACGATTATATTCAACTCATTTAATACATGATCCCTGATGACGCTCTCGCACGCTTTTCTTACAAAATCATGATCTCTTCGTTTGAGTTCATCATTCACCATGCATCTGATCCAGTTTTCTATCTGGTTGTCACCTCCATATGTATTAATCATGTACCGTTTTACGTGTTTCTCCAATAACGGCTCTATGTTTTTGATTATATCTTCTTTGGTAAGGTGAAGTTCATTTAATATACAGTTCCTTACTGCCTTGCATTCTTTACTTGTGCTCATGATATGCCCATTTAATACTGTGAATCATATTTTCTTTCTCTCCCGTTAATGCCCAATGATAGTTTTATTGTCTTTCTTTGTTCATCTCCTGTCTTTTTCCATACAATCTGACATTCTACGTATTCAGGCTCCTTACCTGTTTTTTCTACAAATTCATGAAACCTTAAATCAATTTCATGTTTGACTCCTTCAATGTTGGATATTATCACCTCGTTTTCACAATTCGAGCAAATAGCATGCATGAAAGATTCATCAAGATAATCTATTATTTTTCCAGTATTCGGATTTACTATGGCTTCACAGACAACATTTGTTCCACCACATCTTGTACATATATATCCCATAATTATCTTCTTTTAAAATGTTCAACAATTTCATCTACTGTAGCCTTACGCCACGCAAAGCAGGCCCCGTCTCCCCTGAACCGGAGCTCTTCGCACTTTACCCACCTGTCTCCTGTGGCGTCCGTCACTATCTGACTAATGTACGGACCTGGCCACAGACAGCCAGGCTGACCTCATGGCAGGGCAGGCGCCGCCTTACTCTGGCTGTTCTGCCCACTCCCTGTACCCTACGTTAAAACCAATAGGATCATATCTTTTGATCATAGTACCATAATTCTCTCTACCGCAATACCTGTTCTTTCCTCCAATGATCCATGCCTCATCGTCTCTATCTGGAGATATTGAGTTAAGAAACTTCTCATAATCTTTTCTACTCTTTTTATTTATATCCATATTCCACTATATTCCACTATATTTATGTTATCGAATTTTTCTTTTATAATATCCAAGACTCCGTACTCGTTTGTTATCATAGCATGCATCCCTGGCTTCATTCTCCACAGATTAAAATACCTTGTCACATTCATAGTGGCATTAAATAATGATATTTCATATCTTGTGTTTCCATTTTTATCACGCCCTATGTTTTTAACATAACATATGTCCGGCTTGTATTTTAAATAATTAAAAAGCCTATACCACCCCTTCCCGTTACATGTTTCACGATTCCATATTCCAGCAAGCTTCCTATATCCCCTTACCGGTATTTTCTCTATTTCTTTTGGTACGATCTTGACATACTCTCCTTCTCCGATTGGTATGGTCATATTACCTGCCTCTTCAGTACAAAAGTATTCTATTTCAGATGCCATTCCTTTATACACATAGAACCGGTATAAGTTCCCGTCAGGGTCTACCCGATCCATGTAATATAATATCACTTTGTCTACTTTTATCGTTTTCATTCCTTTATTCTACTTATCTTTAAATTGTTATTCCCACAGTATTCCTTCAGCCAACTATCCGTTAGATAACGATTAACTCTATCGTATTTCTTTTTCGGACCCTTGCTCCAGAATTTCCATTCGTTTGTGATATTGTACCCATATTTATCAAACCAATAGATATAATACACTACGTTACCATATAAATCCACTCTTTTTCTTTCCTGTATGACTACCTCGTAAGGTATCTTCTTGTCTCTTTTCTCCATCTTTGTCCTCCTTTATTGAATAAAAAAAACGGCACCTATCTTCGCAGACCAGTGCCGGTAACTAACTTACATGGAAAACTACTTAACCTCAACTAATTCTACAGAGTTGTAGAATTTAGTGAAGCTACCAACAAATTCTCTTATATTTTTATATTCTTCTGGTCGTTTTCTGTTACCATCTTTTATATAATTTACCCACAGTCTATCCTCTATGTTCTTAATCGCATTCTCTATAGTAAATTCGTCGCTGACACACATTAAGCACGAAGACCCTGTTTTCTTATGCGGTTTATACACCCTTGAAAAAGACCACATTTTTATCCTGTCGTATATATATCCGTTGTTGGGATAAACGAATCCTATCCGGCTGTCACCTTCTTTAGCGTAAAACACACCTGGCTCCTTCCCGCCCTTTCTATATACTACAAATCCTTTTTCTTTTAGGATATTAACCACTTTATCTAATTTATTTTCTACGTTCATTTTCATGCAAAAATTTAAAAACGACCCTCATTATAGTTGCGAAGTTCTCCACCTTAACCCACTCATGAGCTACTGCTCTAAGTACGGATGTTTCGTATGTTGGGACATTGTCTTCTTCAACCACCTTACAAGAAGCCAGAACTCCTTCAGTCGGCTTTAGTCCACGGTCATGCAGCTCGCAGAGACCGTCTGGCCGGCGGAACACGCACCACCCGTCTTTCTCTGTTGGTTAGATCATCGCTATTGGTTTTTCTTTCACTGCAAGATACCCCACCATCCACATTGTCTCTTTTAGCCTGTCAGCATATCCTGCATCTATGATAGCTTCTATGTCCTTTGGTGTACCAATACAAGGAACCTTACACATGTTCTTGCATTTATCACATGTACAAGGCTGCTCCCATCTATTATGATCTATGCCAACCAACCTCTTTATCCGTTCTACTTCCTCTTTCATATTATACTGTCTCTGTTAGTTTTTCATAATACAACTTCATTTCCGGTGAAGCGTATTCCATGAACGCTTCGAATAAGCGAGGCACCTCTATTATCATATTCACATTACAACCTTCTGCCTGTGAAAGCGATTCAAGATCATTACTGTATGAACATGTTACATGAGCTCCTATATTAAACACATGTAAATCTAATCTTGCATATTCCATACATAAATCTAACGCTTTAAACAAGTTCTCTACCTCAATCTCCTGAAATAGGTCTATAAACATCCTTAAATCCATTATTTTACTACCCTTTCTATGTGTTTAATTAATACTACTGCCATCCCCTTACCTGTTTTTATCGCACATTCCGATCCTTTTATCCATTCTACACACCCTACATACTTTTCTGTAGAATGAAATCCGGGATTGTATTTTCCAGATGTACTGAACTCTACCGTATCCCCTACCTTCAGATCATCAAAAGCAATAGACCATGTGGTCCAAATTCTATCATGTCTCCCAGGCTGAATGGCTCCGATTACGCCTTTTTTACGACCGTTTTTTATCGCTCTTAGTATTATCTTTCTATCACCTTCGATAAGGCTGCAAAAGCGCCCGTAAAAGGTTAAATCAACCTGTTTTTCTCCTATTTCTTCTCTTATTTTTGTTATTCTGTTCATTTTCTGATTTTGTTTTATTTTTTTCTTTGTTTTTTCTATCTTCTATAGAAGATGATAATAACATTATCTTTTCTATGTTACTTTTTGACTGTAAAAAAGAATCGCATTTCATTACTACTACCACCTTCTTAAGTTCCCCATTATCGTATAGCGATACACGCATCATGTTTTGCGCCTCGTCCACTATCAGACCTGGAGTAGTCTTAGCCATTTTACGTAGCTTGTTATACTCCGGTCTTTCCATTTCCTCTGTTTATTACTCTATAGTATTTATCCTTATCCCCTTCTTTTAACTTCTCCAGATAGAAAATTCCATCATGTAAATGAGACAAACAAAACCTGTATCCGTATTTCTGTACTCTTCTTACATGATCCCGCAGTCTTATCTCTTCACTTTTGTCTTGTACTTTGATTTTAATACTGTCTCCTTCTTTGATTGTGTACAAAATAGTTTGAATCTCTTCTTTTTTCATCTTATAAAATATTTTAACGGCAGCACCTATACTCACGCACCACTACTGCCTTATGTTTAACAATTAAATACTTAACTCTTCAATGGTCAAGCCTTTTTCTTTTGCCCATTTTAACATCGTACATAATTCTGTTTCTGACTTATATTTCGGATCACGCCACGCCCATCCGCATTTATCCAAAACATGGTGATATAATTCGTCGGCTTCTGCTGTATGCACGTCATTGAATAAATACTCCGAACCTTCTGGTATAAGCATTTCTGTTGTTGCGAAATTATGATATTGTAGATAATGGAAGGCGTTCGCCACTACATCATACCACGCATCTTCAGCTACGAACCCAAATTCTTTTACAAAAGCCAAAGATAGATACATATTTAATAGCACTGCTGGATCATATCCTGAACCTGGACTCTTTTCTATTATCTCTTTCTCAAACTCCTTTAGATTTTCAGGTCCAAAAAATATGTAGCCCTGAACTGATTTATAATTTACCTCAGCATATTTTCTACACTTATCATCGTCGATTATCTTACCAATGTTGGATAACATCGCCTGTCGCCACCTATCACAGAACTCCACCTCTACCTCCATCCAATCAGTACCATAGTTATACTCTCTTGGCCGTCCGACTGATGTTACCTTTATATCTTTTACGCCATATTCATAAAGACGTTCTTTAACCTCGTCCGCCCATTCTTGCACATAAGGCATGAACGCATTACAATAAGAATCAAAATCAAAATCTGATTCCTCTTCATATTCCGGCATCTCATCATATTCCTGTGAAAAGAAATGGCGCGGGTCTGCTACTGTTTCATAAAAACTTACGTTAATGAAACAAAATTCGTTGGTTGTTGTTTTTAATATCATAACTTTTTGTATTTACGTACATTTTTCTTGCCATAGAATCTACACATGGCACGAATCTGACTATAAAATACTTTTGTCCTCCTGGCCTCAAAGTATTTAAACATTTCTTCATTCTTTGTTTCCCAAACGTAATCCGTTTGGGAACTCATGCGATCTTTCTCCTTGCGTGAATAATGGTAATATGATACCACAACACGTTTCATACCATTCTTTACAGGTACGATATTTACGTCTATACTATTCTCTGTCATATTATTATTGTTTTATGCATTATACAAATACAAAGAGCGCATACCTTCACAGGCCGGCGCTCCTTTCAATAAAAATGAAAAAACTAATATTACATAAACATATTGTTTTCTACTCTTTATTACAATACTTTTGTTCCGCAATTATTATATCTTCCGTACTCTTTTTTCGTATCATTCAAGATTTCAAAAACCATCTTCTTGTGATCTTCGTTTGGTAACCTATCCTTAACAGCCGATATTACGCCCGCTATAGACGTAAAGCCTGAATCTGTTATTGAACACAGCAACACGCCTCTGTCGGCTCCGGTGCTTATTGCTGACGCCTTTATAATATCATTCTTATATATTCTCATAACTTTTTTGTTTTATTGTTTGTGAGATGCCCAGAATCGAACCAGGACCGGCACATACGCACCGGCACGCCGCGTCATCCCCTCTATGATGCAGAAATAGGCATGCCTATCCTCACGAACCGACATGCCAAAACCCAAAACTTAATTTGATGAATAAAATAGATTAACAAAAATACTATTCTAATTCTTTTATAATATCTTTCACAATATTCAGCCTTACCTCCTTCGTTTCTGGACTAAGACAACCAAACCACCCATAAAACGTTCTTGTTTCCTCTGGTTCTGTGGCCATACTTATCTTCTCCTCCAATTCCGGGAAATATATTCTCACCATTTCGTCTGAACGAAACTCATAGATATTTTTATGTGTTTTGAAATACATAAACACTACATTTCTTAACGCAACACATATGTATTCCCCATCCTCTAACCTATCAATCATCTCATATACCTTTTTCCATATGAATAATCGCTCTTCTTTTGTAAACATATCTTTCTTTATTTTTGTGGTATTATTTGACTGTACGCAGACTTTTCCATGTACACAATACTATGCTCCTGTCCAAGTATTTTCTTTGCTGCTTCTTTCTTTATCGCGCAATATCTCCCTGTACGATACGGATTCTTTTGATCTGATCCATCCTCAACTTCGATAATAAAACAACCTCCGTCATCTATTATCTTTTTGCAATTGTCACATATTTCTCCCGTGCATATATGATGCGGCGCCTGCCCTTTGATGTTATTCCCTAATAAAGCAATCCCCATCTCTTCACCGCATACTATGCATAGTTCTATGGATGGATTCAACCCATGCTCTGGATGCAATACAATACCGTCTTTCATTTTCTATCCTCCTTTATTAATTCTATTATAAACTTTTTATCTTGTTCCCACAATGGCAGCCCTTCTTTTACTGTGTATGCCACTGTTTCCCTCTCTCCTATTAATCGCACGGCAATCTCTCTTGCTTTCAAGTCATCCTCCTCATGCGATTTGTTTATTAAATCATAGGCACATGATTTCACCTTTTGCCTTTCGATTATTATCGAACCCATTAACTCGCTTATATGCGATCCTAAAAACGATAAGACATTAATAGCTTTCCCAATATCATTTGAAATAGCACTTGCTAAATACATCTTATCCATATACTCCGGCAAAGCCTCGTATGCCGTTTCTATGTTTTTATACTGATTTTCGTTTACCTCCCTTTTAATCAGTTCTTCAAATTCTTCTTTTAACATGTTCTTCCCTATTTTAATGTTGTGTGAGATCGCCGGAATCGAACCGACTTGCTGCACCATGAATCCCATAAAGCAAATGCTCCGATCTTCGCAGATGGGAGCATTCTGTCTAAAGCATAAGAAAATTAATGAAGAAATTTTTCTCACTTACGCCATAGCATCTAAAATAGCTATCAGCACTATTTCTATGACAAACATAATAGAAAATATCTTAAATGCCTTTTTCATATCGCTATCTCCTCCTTTTTATTTTTTTTTAGTTCCACAATAAACTGTTCCGGCTCTGCTCCGACCTACGTTCCACCTACAACCGCAGGCCTTAGCCCAAGGCGCCGCCTACTCCCCCTCTATGGCAGCCTGTTCGTACCTACAAATCCGGTCTCCATCTATACAACTATCACTACGCGATAATAAACATTTATCCTTATAACAATCATAAAAAATACACCTATCACAACTGTAATCCTTAACGTCTACACAGCTAACTACCTTAGCATATACTATTCCATCACTGCCTTCTATTCCTTTTACCCCGAAAATAGAACCTTCTACCTCCTTACTCAAATCTAAGTCAGGCGCAAAGTCATATACGTTCATACCATCCATATTTTAATTGTTAAACATCCCGCTTAAAAAAAAAATACTCACATAATGCAGTCCTCAACCCTTAATCTGTTGGAAGGAACCTATATAATGCTGTTTTAAACCCTTATCATATTGAATTTTGTGGAAATGAT